GAAGAAAGGCTGATACATACAGCTAAGGATAGAGTTAAGAGTAGGATTCGAGATTAGTTAACACTTAGATTTACTAATCAAATAAAATGTAAACAATTAAATTTACTTATATAATGGAATACAATGTGCCTAGTCAGATTGTCAAGGAGTTAAACTTCGGGCAAGATGCAAGAGAGAAAATCATGAAAGGCGTGGATAAATTATCCATGGCAGTTAAATCAACTTTAGGAGCATCGGGAAGGTGTGTAATATATGAAGACGGACTTGGTAAACCAGTTATCACTAAAGATGGTGTGACGGTTGCTGAGTCCGTTATTCTATTAGACCCTATTGAGAATATTGGGGCTACACTTATTAAAGAAGCTGCAAGAAATACAGTTAGAGAAGCCGGTGACGGAACTACTACATCGACAGTTTTAGCGCAAGCAATACTGCATAAGTATTACGAAGCGTTAAAAGAAACCAAAATTTCAGAGAGGCAGCTTAAATCGGAAATTTTGGAGGCGACAGATAAAGTTATCGAGTATATCGATAGTATTAAAGTAGACGTTACTGAAGATTCTATTATTGATGTAGCTTCTATTAGCTCCAACAACGATAAAGTTTTAGGTGCAATAATCACTGAAGTATTTAAAAGTGTTGGTAAAAACGGAGTTGTTTTAATTGAAGAGTCTAGTACAGAAAAGACTTACATAGAAGTTGTTGATGGGGTTCAGTTTGATTCACCATTAAAATCTCCACACCTAATAACAGACTCTGACTTAGGGTCTTGCGAGTTAGTTAATCCATACGTGCTTATTGTTTCCTCTCCTATACCAAACATTAGAAAGATTCAAGGTGTATTAGAGTTTGTGATTAAGGCAAATAGACCACTACTTATAATAGGGCCTGTAGAGCAACAACCAATGGCGACATTAGCCGCAAACAAAGTTAAGGGTAATTTAAAGGTTAATGTAGTTGACCAACCAGGATTTGGTAAGATGAGGGATGACGTTGTTAGTGATTTAGCGATACTTACTGGAGCTAGGGTTATAAACGAAGAGCTTGGCGATGACATGGACTTAATTACACCAGAAGATCTTGGAACGGTAGCTAAGTCAATAACAGATAGCAAGAGCACTATATTAACTATATCTGGCACTAGCGAAGACTTAACAGAAAGAATTGAGTTAGTAAAAGAAAAAATAAAGAATGAAGATAACCCATTCCTAAAGAAGAAGCTTGAAGAGAGAATGGCAATGCTCGCAGGAAAGGTTGGAGTTTTATATGTTGGTGCAAACTCATTAGTTGAATTGAAGGAGAAGAAGGATAGAGTAGATGATGCTGTAAGCGCAACTAAGGCTGCTTTAAGAGACGGAATAGTGCCAGGTGGTGGAGTAGCATTAAAAAATGCTTCGGAGCTCTTAGAATCGACCGGATTGGGTTATGATATATTGTTTGACGCAATCAGAGTTCCATTCGAATCAATATTGACTAACGCAGGTATGGATATCACTTTAGATTCTGGTGGTGTTGGTTTTGGATTTGATGTTACAACTGGAAACATTGTTAACATGATTGAGGCTGGGGTTATTGATCCGGCATTGGTAACGAAGACAGCATTAAGAAACGCAGTATCGGTAGCGACTACAATTATATCTGCGGATTGTGTAATCAGTAATATTAGAGCATGAAAGGAGCATTAGGTTATTATTTAGTTATAGATAAGATTAAGGAAGAAGAGGTCAAAACAAGTGGCCTCTTTATTCCAGAATCTCAAAATAAAGAAGTTAGATATGGTAGGGCAAAAGTTGTGTCTGTTGGCGATGAAGTTAAAAATGTGTCGGTTGGTGACATTGTTAGGTACGATAAACATGCAGGCCATGGCATTGAACTTGATAGCCATCTTTATAGTGTAATTAGGATTGGTGACGTAATATATATAGAGTAATATGCGTATAGAACCTTCAGATATAAAAGATGCAAAACTATTTAAGTATTATCGATTAGTTAGAAAGTGGGCTGCGAAGTCATATGGTTTGACTGAGGCCGACTTAGAGTTAATAATATATCTCGAATGCGAAGGTCAGTTCACTAGGCAAGACTTTATGGATGGGCAGTTTGCTTATTCGTGGGATAAGAATAGATGGCTTAGACTTAGGAAAGAAGGCTGGATAGATATATGGAGAGAAAGGAATAGGAGTACAATGAAGTATAATATCTACTCCGTTTCTCTAAAGGCTAAGATAATGACTAATAGAATATTTAAAATACTTCTAGGACAAGAAGACTTACCAAGGAGTGAAAGAAATGTTTTCTACAAAGGTAAAACTTATACAGACAAAGTTTACAGTAAGGCTGTTGACTTAATGTTAAAAGATGAATCACGTTAATTTAAAAATAAATAAAATGATGTTAAAGATTGAAGAACAAGAATTAAAAGGATTGCAAGAAGTAGTTTCAGCGATTAACTCTATGAAGTCAAGCATTGGAGAGATGGAAGTTAGGAAGCACGAAGCTATGCATCAGTTATTTTCTGCTGAGACTAACTTAAGGGAGCAGCAGGAAGCGTTAAAGGGAAAGTACGGTAATGTAACAGTTAGTCTTTCTGATGGAACAATTAAACCAGTAGAAGATGAACCTAATACGGAAGATTAGCATAGGAACTGACTATAAAGACAATGCGATGCATTATGCTGTTGGTCAGGAAGTGTATGGTGGGCATAGAATATGTGACATACAAGAAAAAGATGATAGGTATGTGATACTTATTGAAAAGGGTGGAGAAGTTTTAACTTGGAAAGACTTTAACAAGAATATGGGAATATCAGTCGAATATAACTTGAACTATTAATGAAAGCAGTATTTAATTATATAATATCTCCAGTAAGCAGTAGATACAACAATAAGAAAGTTATTGATACAGAGAATGGAGAAAAGGAGATAATATTGAATACTGAAATATTTAACCACCAGTACGTTAGTAGGAATGCTACCGTACTGGCAGTTCCCACTCAATTAGATACACCAATAAGTGTTGGTGATGAAGTCATAGTTCACCATAACATATTTAGAAGGTGGCATGACGTGAGAGGAGTAGAAAGAAATAGCTCTTCATTTATATCAGAAACGGAATACATTTGCAGCCCGGATCAATTATTCTTGTACAAGAAAGACAAAGATTGGATGGCCATGGATGGATATTCATTCATTCAGCCGGTTGAGGAGACGGACAAGATGTCAACTGAAAAGGAAAAGGAGCTAGTTGGTATAGTTAGGTACATAGATAATAGTGAATACGAGGCAGTTGCGATTGGGGACTTAGTTGGATTTACACCGTCTTCTGAGTTTGAATTTATTGTTAATGGAGTTAGAATGTACAGAGTTTTAACTAAAGATATTTGTTTTAATTATGGAGACAACGAAGGAAAAGAGAAGGCTTATAATCCAAGCTGGGCGAAAGGCAGTTGATGAATTAATAAAAGTTGCTGAAGAAAAGATAGTTACTGGAGGAGAGGATGACGTGTCTGTAGATAGATTAAAGAATGCCGCAGCAACAAAGAAGTTAGCAATATTTGATGCATTTGAAATACTAACAAGGATTGACGCAGAAGAAAATATTCTAAATGATACTTCTCCAAAACTAGAGGAAAAAGAGTCTTTTGGCGGCTTTGCGGAAAAAAGAAAGAGGAACTAATTATGTATCAACAGACTCTATATAAAATAATTGAACCAATACAGTTTAATAGAAAGTCTAGACTAAATAGGCTTAAGAAGTGGAGTTATGGCTACCATAAAGATGATGACATTATTGTTATTAGCAAGACTGGTACTATAGGAGACATATATGAAATATCTGGATTAAAGATAGCCATACCTCCAGAACCAAAAAGCATACCAAAGGGTGACAATAAGTGGGTTGCAACTCCAGTACCAAAAGAATTGAGTCAGATAAAAAGTATATTTCAATGGAGAGATTACCCAGACTCTTTTAAGCATAAATGGGCAGAGCATATAGAAAGTGAGTTTGAGAATCGGGATAATGGTGTATGGTTTATGAATAACAACATAAAGACATATATAACAGGATCTCACTGGATGTATTTAAATCATAGTAAGATAGACGTAGGTAAGGCAGATTATAGAGATTCAAATAGAATCTTTTATTACTTTTGGGAGGCGTGCAAGTCCGATTCGAGATGCTATGGTATGGCATACTTAAAAAACAGACGTTCTGGATTCTCAACAATGGCATCTGCTGAATTAGTATCAGAAGCGACATCAGTAAGCGATAAGCGTTTAGGTATATTATCAAAGACTGGGCCAGATGCTAAGAAAATGTTTACCGATAAGGTTGTTCCAATATCACTAAGCTACCCATTTTATTTCAAGCCTATTCAAGATGGTATGGATAGACCTAAGACTGAGTTGGCTTATAGAGCACCTGCGTCAAAACTTACAAAAAAATCAATAACTTCAGTTGAGTCTGTTGAGATTTTAGATGGGCTTGACACAACAATTGACTGGAAGAATACTGGAGACAACTCCTATGATGGTGAAAAGCTTTATAGACTAATACACGATGAGTCTGGAAAATGGGAGAAGCCAAATAATATACTTGAGAACTGGAGGGTAACTAAAACTTGTCTTCGACTTGGTAGTAAGATTATTGGTAAGTGTATGATGGGTTCTACATCTAACTCAAAATCAAAGGGTGGAGATAATTTTCAAAAGCTATTCAATGACTCCAACACTTCAAAAAGAAATAAGAATGGACAGACAGCATCTGGGCTATATTCTTTATTTATACCTATGGAGTGGAACTATGAAGGTTTTATAGATGAGTTCGGTATAC